AGAGAATAAAGCAGCTCATCAGGACCATTCGCTCTTGGCATGGCACTATTAAATTGTCTTGACCTTAGTTTAACGCTAAATAATGTCTCGTGAATTTTCTATAGAATGATGGTATTGATTGATGGCTATGGACAGTTTCAAGGACGGCCTTGCAAATTTCGTAGCCACTATTACGGCTGGCATGCTTCTATCAACTGGAGCTATGCTCATTGCAGTGGGCACTCAGCAAGCAAGAGTGGCCGTACAAATTGAAACCGTCACAGAAAAGCTTTCCACTCTCACGGATAAGATGAGCGAGATGGAAAACAGAGTCCGTAATCTAGAGATTGAACGCTAGGCTATTTATATCTCCATTGCATCTCTCGTCATGAGCGGCATTGAATGGTTCGTTATTGGTGGCATTATTGTTGCTGCTGCTGACCAAATTATCGAACGCACTCCCTACAAGGAGAACAATATTATTCAGCTTTTGCTGACTGGTCTTAAGGCAATCTTCCGTGTGAAGGATTGAAGCCATGTGGCCATCTAATCGGGCTTTTTGGAACGAATGCTTCCAAATTGCCCGTAAATATGGCGCTCGCTATCCTGAATTGGTAGCAGCGCAATGCTGCTTAGAGAGTGGCTTTGGCAATCACGTGTCTGGCGCCCACAATTACATCGGTGCAAAAGGCGAAGGCACGACTACTACCACTCAAGAATTTTACGATGGCCAATGGGTGACCATCAAAGCTGGATTCATTGATTTTCCTAGTCTTGCTGCTTGCATTGAATATTTGATCACTCGTTGGCATAAAGACTATCGTCATTTCAAGGGCATTAATAATGCTCCAAATCGCTATGCAGCAGCGCGAATGCTCAAGGAGCAATCGTATGCCACTGATCCAGATTATCCTGCAAAGCTGTCTAAGCTCATGAAGGAATACGCTCCTGAGAGCACCGCTTTTACTATGGTTGGCCCTAAAAAACGTCCTCAAGATTTTGGTTTTAAGAAAGGCGATTCACATTTAATTGTGAACGATGCAGTGGAAACCATGAAAGCTTTCTCTTTTGAAGGAAAGCTTTTGTGGGAAATCCCGTGTCTCGCTCGTGGGCAATACAGTGATTTTGAATGGAAAATCACAAATTCAGACTGTCCTCCAGGGGTCTACCTATTCGGAGAGGTTTATAAAGACTACGAACGAGTGGGCGATAAACCCGCTTACGACCGCACTCTTATGTCTTACGGTTGGTACACGTTTGACATGATTGATCTAGAGGGACAAGAAAGAAATAATGGGAGAGCTGGCATTGCATGTCATGGCGGTGGCAGCGCTAACGGCTGGCCAGGTGCATGGGCGCCTAATCAACCACTTGTACCTACACACGGATGTTTGCGTCTAAAAAATATTGATCTCCGCGATAAAATTCTTCCGCTTTACAAGAAAGGCAAAATATTTTGCTCTGTTTGGCAAGAGGGCTAGGCCAAGTGTCCCCATCTTGTATTATTGGCAATTCGAATAACAATCGCTCTTGATATATTAAATTGCCTCGCTAGTTCAAGGGCGTTACTGTCGTGGTACGAGGTGCGTCTGTAATTGCGTTTTATATATAAAGCTTGTTCATCTGTTAACTTCGCCATTGCATTTCTCATGCCAGACGGATCCGTGCCATGCCTCTTTTTATCGGACATATTTTCGCTAACAGTAGCCCATCTCAAATTGCCTAAGCGATTATTCGTTGGATCGCCGTCCCAGTGCGCCGCATCGTGACCTTCTGGCGCAGGACCAACAAAGGCAGTTAAGACTAACCGCGAAATGTAAGGGTAAGAAGGTACACCTTTCCTTGTAAGCGCAACTGTGCAGCGATTTTGTCGATGCGGATTGATTTTGGGACGTAAGATTTTCCCCTTCATCCACTGGTCGCTGCGCTTATCACTTTTGCATAAGCGATCAAGGCTCCTGACGCGCCCTTGATCGCTCACCTCGTAAAGATCCTCGTATCCAACGACGGGTCGCCATTCTTCTATGATTGACATGATGCCTAGTCCTTGTAGGTGTCCGTGGGCAGGGAATTGCAGTTCCGCTGCCCTTTCATCTTACCTCAAGAATTGACCATCGCGAGACGGAAGGATGAACTGGCAGTCTTGGTTTAATGCACTTTGCTATGAACTAGCCTTATGGGCCGCCTCAAGGCGGCCTTCTCTTGCATTGAAGCCATGGTTCAAAATGCTCATGGCTCATTGCCGCCCTGATTGGTCAGAATGGAAAACCAAAGCAGTAATAAAGAAAATTGACCAGCAGGCAATCACACTGGTTAAACGATGGGAAGAGGATGAGCGGGAAACAAAAGCAAACGCTCTCGCCGAAAAAGCCCACGAGCTTTTTCCTGATGCCAAGGTCACGCCCCTCCCCAATGCCATTGTCCCGTCTGTTCTCATTGAAAAGGCCCCACCAGCGGAGGCTAGCGAGGCCGTAAAAGCCTTGGGAGGAGAGATGAGGATTACGTGCCAGATCCTAGACCAAGAAGCGCCCTAAGGCGCTTCCACTTAGTAAGCTCCTTATCGTGGTAGTCCTCCCACGAAGCAATGGTCTCACTCAGCGCTTTGCAAGCCATCGCCGGATTATCGTCCGTCAGTAGCTCAGCGAGAATGTCTGAAAGATGCTCTGTTTGTTGTTTGTACCAATCACCTTCTGCAACTAAAGGAAATGCCATGGAAAGGGACATATTGCCCTGATAGCTTAAGTGATTTCTACCCAGCCGATCATGCCAAGAGCTTTGGCGTTGACAGAACTGTCAACAGTCAAAATGAGGGTGTCGCTTTCGCCAGACGCATTTTGCCCTAAGGAAAGACGAATGGCCACTGCAATATCGTAATTATTCGCACTGCCTTGGCTTGCAAAGCCTGCATCGACCACTGTGCCGCCTGTCGCAGTGCCACTAGTTGTAACTTCCACATTGCCCCTTTGATTGTCCGCAGCGCTCCACACAACTCCACTTAGCGTTGGATTAAGACGAAGCCTCCATAGCACAACATCGCTAGAGGAAGTGGCAGTGGAAATCCTCACAGGCAGAATGACATTACCAGTGCGACCACTCGCCATGCGGATGCCAGCAGTGATGCGCTCTCCAGAAGTGTTGGCGACAGTGGCAAGATCATGACCCACTGAATACACAGCACCATCTGGCTCGTAACCACCTTCGCTTAAAACACTGCAGCAAATTTGCTTCATTGTTCTTCCTGAAGCCTGAGCAGAAGCATTGTGAATGCGATAGGACAATGGCAAAATAGCCGTTGTCATATAAGCGCCAGCTAGAACGTTGTAATGATTAAATTCATGACAGTAAATAATTTCTCCGTTGATAACAAAACCCATCCTTACTCGTCCAACGCCTAACCATTCCAAGTCGGTGGTCAAGATTTGTGCTTTAGAGAAATCTAATGATTCAAGCGTATTAATATTCCATTGCGATTGGTCAACAACATCTTCAATTATTGATCCAGACGTGTAGCTTCTGATTACAAACTGTAAAGTGGTGCCGTTAGCTCGGAGCATCACGCCATTTTGGTCGTCAAACATTCCCACTTCTTGAATAAGTCCAGAAGCAGGAGTGGTACCAGCAAAGCTTTGCATGGTCATCATGCTCTTGCCTGGCTGGTAAGGAAAATATTGCTTGGTTCTACGAAGTACAGTATCTCCCGATGCAGTGGTAGTCGTCATCGCAACACTGCTTTGATTAGTTAAATACGTGACTGTACCACCGCCGACAATGCGATCAAACCATTGATCACTACGTTTGTCATAACGCATTGTGCTATCAAAAAGCGTATAAGGAGCGCTAGTGCGAGCACGACCAAAAGCATCAACGGCTCCACTGTCGGGACCAGTTTTTAAAATTTGTCCGCGATAATCAGCTTGAATGTGAGTTTCAAACTGTTCGTCGCCGGCAATGATTTGGCCCATGAGAAATAATGCTTTCTTTTCATTGTACTGCTAAAAGAAAAGAGGCCTTTCGGCCCCGTAATTATTTACCTTGGCCTCGCATAAGCTTGCGCCCATGAGAGGCCTTGCTATTTGCTCCATTGCCTTGCCTAGTCTTCTTGCGGCGATTAGGGGAATGAAGCTTTTGGCCACTAATGCCAACTTTAGATTTTGCTGCCATTCATCAGCTCCAAGGCAGGCCAGTGCCAGTAGTGGGAGTGCGTTGTTGAGAAATTTGTTCTGCAAGGGCGGCTTCAATTTCTGCCACTTTCTCATCGCCAAACTTATCTTTCACCCAGCCGGTGACGATTTCAGGGGTGAGCTGAGCATAAGGAATCTCGTCGTCCTCATCAGGGGGTTCAAGGCCAAGACTGCCGTATGCCGAACTAGCATACGTGCCATCATCGGCAGAAATCGTATAGTGGACGGTGTAGACAATACCGCTCGAAAGCTGCCTTTCAAGTTGGGAAACGCCCCAAGTGTAAGTGATCGCCATGGTTAAAAAGAATGGTCTTTGTTAGTTTAGCAATGAAAAGAAAGGCGGTTTCTTCGGGAAACCGCCTAGGGCAAGAAGTGAAGGGGACTAATCAGCAGGCCATGAGTACACAAGGCACGCAGTAGCTGCCGTCGTCGTAGGTGCAGCTCACTGTGGTGCTGGTGACCTTGGCGACAGTGCAGGAACGAATCAGATCATCGTCTTGGGGCTTGGCGGTGCCATCACCAGCGGACATGAGCAGATCACCTTGCTCAATCGTTACACCAGCACCAATACGGATGATGAAGTCACCCGTCATCGCACAGTAGAAATCATTGGTATAGGTGTCATCGTCATCGTCCCAAGCCTGGAACACGCCCGACACGTTCTTGTCGCCTTCAACGTCGCTCACCTTCATCCGGTTGAGCTGTTCGTTTTCTTCATCGCCCCATTCGCACATCTCATCGACGTTGGAGAGAACGGAACCGCGCAGGATCTCGGTGCGTTCTGCGCCAGAAGGAAGTTGTGACCAGCGGCTGAGGTGAGCACCGTTGTAGGAGACGGTGGTGCCGGAGACGGAGATTGATCCCTCTGTGACAGAAGCCTGTTGGATAATTATTATGTCGCCGTCGCTGGTAAGGCGGTTCCACAAGCCGCAAACACTACCATCCCTAGTTGCATAAACTGCACCAGCCTTTTGCAGTTCAATGCCAGCAGTTGACGAACTAAAGCCGGTTTTGCCGATAAATGTATCGCCATCACTCGTAATCCTCAGCCGCTCCGTCGGAGAACTCGCCCCATCCGCAGTTGTGGCGAAGACTAATCTTGTCGGAAGATCATTAGCGCCAGGAGTTCCATCAACATACGCTTGGATGCGGCAGCCGTCAACCATCTCGGTGCCATCCGCACCCTGAAAAGTAATCCCGCCCAAAGGATCATCATTTTGAACAGCAGTAACTGCTCCAGCGGTTGTCCCGCGAGATTTACCTAAAAGAATCCAAGGACCAAGAGCGCTATTTGAGTTTTGAACACCGGAGAATACGTTCTGTGTGGTTGTTTCGGTTTGAATAAGCGAATCTTGTCCACTTGTATTGAACCATCCTCCACGACTCGTAGACGTACCAACTAACAACCTGCCGGAGCTATCAACACGCGCTCTCTCCGTCCCTTCCGTCGTCACCACAAACCGGCCATCGCTGCCGGTGTCGATGACTTCGGCAGAGCTATTGCCTTCCTCAATTTTGTCCGCGTTGCCTGCTGCTGGTGTCTGCCATGTCGGTGCTGCGCCAGAGCCAGCACTGGTTAGCACCTGACCGCTGGTGCCGTAATTTGCGCCGCCAATCCCAATCTCCCCGTTTGCACCAATACGGATGCGCTCAGAGGAATTAGTCGAGATGGCTACGGTGTTTGCGGCAGGTAGATAAACCCCATTCGTGGGAACGGTGCTGCCGTTTGGAATGAACGCCGGCGCTGTAAGATCGCCGGTCATCGTGTCACCAGCAACATCTACAAAAGTGCCGGATTCACTGCGCCAGGCAGAACCATCCCAAACTTTAAAAACATAGGTACCACCGCTAGTATCCAGCCATTGCTCGCCAAGGCTGTTACCTGCAGTGCCACCACTCGCGGGACTTGCATTGGGAGCACCACTCCCTACATGCACAGGCCCCACTTTGACAAGATTACCGTTGCTGTCCTTGAAATACGCTCCAGGGCTACCACTGGCATAGTTAATGGCCAATTGACCATCAACCATGGAAGCAGGATTAGGACGCTTGTTAAGCGTTGATGAACGCAGATGCTGAAGAACACCAGCCATGATTAAAGCCTTTCGGAATTACAGAAGACTAATTAGTCTTTCGCAATTCTAAAAGGCTTTTATTTTTAATGATCAGAATGTTCCTTCATCGATTGCGGCATCAATGGTTCCAGCCGAAAAATTACCACTAGCATCACGCGCAACAATTGCACTAGCCGTATTAGAGCTTGTAGCAGTAGTGGCGCTATTGCTAACTTTTCCTGCTGTAGAAATAGTGCTTAACTTTGTGTCGGCAATGCTGCCAGCAAGCATCGTATTTGTAACAGTACCAGTGTCACCAGTGGTAACAACGGTTCCCGTAACATTTGGAAGTGTAATTATCCTGTCTGCAGTGGCGTCTGCTGCAGCAAGTTGAATTTCAAAAGCGTCATCACTAGCGCCTTCAAAAAGAAGAGTGCCAGCACTGCCAATAATCACTTCGCCAGTAATAGTACCTCCAGCCTTTGGAAGGGCTGCATTCGCTAAGTCGTAAGCACTCTTTACTGCAGTGGCCGTAGCAGCAAGAGAAGAGCTTGTCGTGCTTGTACTATCAGTCAGAATGACAGTGCCACGCACGCTTGTCGTGGCGTCTGGGATGGAAATAACGGGCGTGGTAGTGCCGCTAATAACAGTGAGAGGAGAATTGACGCTTACGGAAAGAACAGTGCCACTTGCAGGCGTAGTCCAATGAACACCACCGCCAAACGCGGAATTAGCAGTGAGCACTTGCCCATTAGTTCCAATTGCTTGTTTAACTAATGTGGTGCCACTGCCAACAAGGATGTCTCCTGTCGTATAAGAATTAATACCAGTACCGCCGTAACCAGTGGCCAAAATGCCACTAGCCACATTATTAAGATTGCGGCATTCAGTGTTAACTTCTTCAAGCGCAGATTGAACATTCGTGCTTCCAATAGTTCCCGCTGGCGCAAAAGCTACATTAGAAGCAGTTTGCGATTGATAAGTAGAGCTAACGTCAAGCTCCACCCACGCCGTGCCATTGCAAAGCAGAATATCAGGCGGTTGTAAAACGGTTTCAGGAGCTGGTGAAGTGCCAGTGCCTCCACTCGCCACTACAACGTAATAACGATTAAACGTGGTCGATGCGGCGGGAAGTGGCTGTCCAACAGAAAGACCGATACCGGCGCCATCAGCGCTGACGCTCGCAATGGTATTTCCAGAGGCGTTATAAGTGCCACCAAAAATAATCTCGCCAACACTAATACCCACTGGATTCCAAACGTTACCATCCCATAGATAGAGGTCTTTCTCCAATGGATTGAAGAAGAATTGCCCAATAAAATCTGCTACAGGCGGTGCTTCGCCAAACTGACTAACTGAATAGTTGGCAAGCTTAGAAGCAAGAATTGATTCGTCTGCAATAAAGCCACTTCCAAAGGTGCCAGTGGTAATTTTGCTTGCAGAAAGAGCAGGAATGTCATCTGCTACAAGACTGGCTGCGCCAGCGCTTACATGTCCCTGCGCATCTACTGTCACCTTGTAATACGTGCCAGATGCCACGCTGTTGGCGTGATTAAAAACGCCACTGACAGTAACGAGTCCAGTGCCAGCTTGAGCAACGCCTAAATCGCTGGTGGTGGCCTTTGGAAGATCGCTGGCCGTGATGGCCCGGAAAGTAGGAGCTGCATCTGCACTTCCACTGGCTGGACCAGCGAAGAAGCGTGTAGCAACTTGCGTATTTAAAGAAGGAACAATGGAGGCGCTAAAAGCATCAGGATAGGAAGTGGCAAAACTGTAAACAGTATCTCCTGAAACGACAGTTGTCGAAAGGCCACTTTGACGCTGCCAAACACTACCAGTCCAGGTGTATTCAACGCCAGTATTTGTATTGAGCCATTGTTGACCAATAAAATCACCATCACCTGTAGGAGTGGAGCCAGCAACAATGACAGCAGAATTATCAGAAAGCTTTGCTGCAGTAACTCCACTATCAACAATCTTTGCAGTTGTAACAGCGCTATCAAGAATCTTGACTGTTGTTACGGCATCATTAGAAATGGTGGTGCTAAATCCGGCAGTTCCTGTGCCAGTAACATCTCCCGAAAGAGTGATGGTTTGATCGCCAGTATTAGTACCAGTGGATGTGCCGGAAAATGTGCCATTTTGTGTGGCTAGTGTTCCAAGGCCGAGCGTTGTGCGCTGAGCGCTCGCATCAGCATCATCCAGCAATGCCCTGCCAGCAGCAGTAAGCGTGATTTCTTCTACATTTCCACTTCCCGCAGAAGCCCTGCCAAGCAGCACTCCACTAGCCACTTGTTGAATTTTTGCAAAAGTGACTGCGTTATCCGCGATGGCAGCAGTGGGGATAGAACCACTTGCATAGCTTCCAGAAGGTATAGAGCTTGCAGTAATAAGAGTGCCAGAAAGTTCGCCAGAAGAAAGAGAAAGCTTGGCAAGCGTAACGGAGCCAGATGCAAGCTTTGCTGCAGTAACATTCCCGTCTGTAATATTTACAGTAGCCACTGCATTGGCAGCGAGTTTTGCTTGAGTAACTCCGCTATCGGCAATGTAGGCAGTAGCAATGCTTCCACTTGCTAGCTTGCTTTGCGTAATGCTTCCATCGAGGATGTGAACGCCACTGACCGCAGCGGCTCCAATTTTTGCGCCCGTAATTGCATTGTCAGCAATATTGACGGTGACTACAGCATCAGCAGCCAGTTTTCCTGCAGTTACGCCACTAACAACTAGCTGTACGCTGTCAACTGAATTTGCGGCAAGCTTTGCGTTTGTTACACCACTGTCTGCAATCTTGACGGTAGTTACGCTACCGCTTGCTAGTTTTGCACTGGTAACGCTCTCGTCTTCAATCAGAGCAGTATTAACTGTATTGCCAGTTGCAACCACCCCCAGGCCAATAGTTGTACGAACCGTTGCGGCATCGGCGTCATCAAGAATAGTACGAGCAAATGAAGTGCAAGCAATCTCTTCAACGTTGCCGCTGCCAGCAGAAGATCTTCCTAAAAGCTTGTCTGTAGCGCTAACGTTTTGAATTTTTGCATAAGTAATGGCGCCATCCGCGATGGCAGTAGCACCAATCTTTGTAGTGCTACTTTGGTTGATTTTTGCAATATCTAATGTCGAGGAATCCGCTAAATTAAATCCAGCCTGGATGAGGCTTTTCACCTGTACCTTCTTGGTCTGACTGGCGCTGATATCTACAATCGGCAGTACGTCACCAGAAGCAACTGCCCCTTGGGAGAGTTCAACAAGTTCCGTGATTCTTTGATCGGCCATCTCTCAGAAGGGCAAAGCTAAATACAGTCTAGTCTTAAACGATAATAGCTATTATCAGTCCGTCACTTCTTGCAGAAGATAATCAAGACTCTGCTCAAGATAGATGGCATCATTGTCTTCTTTCAGGATGTATTCAGAAGGCACGCCAATGCGGAGCTTGAATTCTCCAGTGGTAACAAAATCTATAGAGCAGGAAACCAAAGAGTCTGCTGTAACGGTAACGCCTGCCCGCGTAATAACTGCATCCACTTCATAATACACTTCCTCGGTAAACGTAGCTGTTTTTTCAACAGACGATAAAGATAGAAGTGCCTTGAAGCTGCTTCCTATATCTAAACGATTAATAATTTGCAACAATAGCAAAGGCGTTTCGGCAACGCCGGTTGTTTCATAGCTAAACAAGCATTCAATACTTCCATTGCCACTTAATAAACCTGCGGAATATTGCTGCCTGAATACGTCAGAAAGGCTGGTTGTTTCCATTGCCCCTCTGTCAGTATTAATTTCAAAAGAAGTGACAGAACCAAGCGTGTTATATCGAGTGTCCCTCACCGCAATAGAAGTGCTTAAATCAGCCCCGGCGAAAGAAGAAAGAGAAACCTCTTGTGCTCTAACGTTATTGATTGCATCGGCAAAATCTCGATATAAACGAATGCCGCCTACATTATTAACATTGACAACAGCCCTTGCGTTGTTTGCTTTTTGCCCTTCTGGCAATCCCCAGAAAGACGATGGAAGGAAATCAATTCCTCTTGCATCAGTTGTAGATATTTCTACTAGATCTCCAGTAATTAAATTATCCTCGCTATTCTCAAAGCTAAATCTATTGAGCGATGTATTAACATCCGCAGGCGAAATAATCGCGGGAAAGCTATTGCTAGCGTTGCGCTGAAGTCTGACAATGCCAGTATGGCCAACAAAGAACGTCATTTCGCCTCGGCATTAATCATTTCATTGTACTTAACAACGGCGCATTAAAAATTAAGTGGTGCCAGTAAGCGTCACCGTTGTCAAGGGGCCATTAAGCGTAAAATTAAATGAAACGCTAGTGAGTTCGTCAGTAGAAGAAGTGATGCTTGCACTATTGATAAAAGCACCAGCAGTGAAGAACTGATTGGTGCCCACTTCAAACGTAAGCGTCACTTCATCACTATCAGTGATGGCGCCAGTCTTGGCAATCTTTTCAAGAAGATTTGTAACGTCAGTAGTATCGCCGTTGTAATAAGAAAGCGTTGCGCTACCAGTACCGCTAAAAAGGCCAGGCGTAAACGTATTGGCAGTATCTCCCAATGCTGTAGTGTCCAGCATGTTGACAGATGTGTCTAACGTCCAATTGCGCACCTTGGACACCTCGCTTCCGCCAAGCTTTAATTTGCCAGTGCGGCCAGTATAAAAGGGCATCGTCTTAAGGCTTTTGTTTTAATCTTAGCACTTTCAAAGATGATTAATCAATACGATAAAGCGATGGATCAAACCGTACAATCTGTGATTTTGTTTGACCACCACTTTCTTCGCATGGATGCTCAATTGCCCTCACTGTAATTTCACCTTCTTCTTCCATTGTTACTTCCGTCACGCGGAATACTCTCTTGGTTGTCACAGCAGTGCCAAGCACAAATAACCATCCTTCGTAAGCGGTAAACGAAGCGGATTGACTATTAGAAACGCTCACTGAAGAAAGTTTGACAACGGAATCGCTTGGATTGCCACTATATAAAAGCGCAGTATACGATCCGTTAATTGGATCTTCTGCCAATGGCGTATTTAGGCTACCACCAGCTTCGACAACGCCACTGCGAAAATCGTCCCACTGATTCTGGTCGGTTTGAACATAGATGTAGCTACCAGGCTCAATAGGGCTTTCAGTGGGAAACGTTTTAAATTCCACTGCTCTTCTGGATAACCTACGCTGCTGACAAAGCAGCATTCCGTAATGCAGAGCCTGTGTCCGTCGTACAACAAAGTCTGACAAATTAAATGTTTGACGAACGCTGCTGCTTTCGGAAGCGTCCGCAAGCATAATCGTTAGGCTTGTGTTACCAGGAAAAACATTATCATTTTCAGTATTGCGGTAGACAATAGTGGCGATTAAATCTTGCGTATTGTCGCCATAATCAAGGAATTCCTCTTTATAGCTATCTTCAAGAATATTTCCTTGATTAAACAATGCGGAGATAGAAATGTTTCTAGTGACATTTCCAAACGTGTCATAAGGCACGGCTGGAACGAGCGTTTCTTTTCCTCCAATACGCGCAAATTCAAGAAGGGAAAACGGCGCAACAGTACTCCAAAATTCTCGCCATGATTGCGGCTCGGCAATCACTCCGTCCATGTAGTAGCCATTGGCACGACAAAACTTTTGCGCAATCCCCAGACGTGCTGTATCAATACCATTAATGTTTGCATAGGCGCCAATACCATTCTTTTCATCAAGAATTGTGTCAAGAAAAATTTCTGGCGCAAAGCTTGTAGATGAAACCAGTCCAGAAGAATAACTGCCACCATCGCTAAGTTTTCTTACTTTTTTACCCTTCGTCACCCATGCGCTAAGCGAACGCAAATCTTGCACACCTTGTCCACTGTAAATATTAAGACCAAGCATTACCAGATCTTGATAAAGATTTGGAGAGAATGCTTCAAGCTGTTGCTCTGTAACTGCAGCAAGCGTATTCTCTGCACCACTATCAAAAGAGAAAGAAATTTGCGTATCAGAACGCAATGAAAACAGTCCCCATTCGTCAATGAACTTGGGTGTGCGATTTAAGCGAGGACGAAGGCGAACAGTTTGGCGAATCTTGCCACGAAATACTAATTGATGACCACCATCAAGAACGACGCTACTTTGTTCATCATTCAGCCCATAGCCAAATGTACGAAGATAAATCATATTGATTTGCTGCGCATCATTATGAGTGCGAAGTTCAGCCGGAAGATCGACAATTGGCTCAAATTTAAACTGCCACTTATCCTTTGATGCAGCTATGAAACGAAGATGCGTATAAATATCAACTTCCTTTCCATTGCGAATGGCTAATACATACTTCGCCCTTGTATAACGAGAATCTCCTGGCTTTTTGTAAAGCATCCAGAACATTGACGTGCGATTGCGCACACCATTGTCACTATCTTTATGTCCTTGCATATCGGTTTCGGCATATTTACTTTGCCTCCCTTGGATACGTTGATAAATCTTGCTCTTAAAGCAGAAATTAATGATGTCACATTTTGTAGTTGCTTCGTAGCTAATTTCGTCAATCTTTGCAATGCATTTTGTATTGAAATAATCATTCCAATTGTCTGTATTCTTTAGTTCGGCTTCCGTTTCGCGCAGCTCTCTGGTGGCTTCGTCATATTGTTGTTGCCATGCCTGTTGTGCCGCAGTTTCTGCTGGAATATCCCTTTGATTCCGCATGAGCTCATCAATGGCACGTCTGATTTGACGGCGCTCCCTGCGCATAGCGCGAAGCTCATCCTTCAGATTAGTTCTAGGTGAACCATCAAACAAGCCTTCTTCAATGGCTTGCGGCATGAGACGCCGAACGATGTCGTTAATCTGCCTGCGGCTTTCTTTTTTGGCAGTAGTTTGATCGCGAATGGCCTGCCTTTTATCTCCGCGCCTCTCTTTTAGCCTATTAATTCTATCCCTTTGAGCATCAGTAAATGGACGTTCTCCCAGTATGTCCTGAATGGTTGAGTTGATATCCTCTAATTCTTCACGCCTAGCGTCAATAATTCTATTGCGCTCTCTAATATCATCTTCTAAGTTATTAATTTGTATGTTTGCTGATTGAAATGCTCCTGTTGAATCAAGAAGATCCCTAAAGTCTTGTGATGATATATTTCCCTTTCTAATTGCAGATGCAAGCAGAATATTTTCGTCTAATTGCTCTAATCGTGTTGCATATTGATCAATCTGAGCTGCAGTGGCACCATTAATCTTGTTACCAAAAGCAACGCCTTTGTCAATGAGAAGTTGAGCAATAAGAGCTTCAAGCTGCCGTTTCCTTGCCCTAAGTTCTTCGCCGTTTTGTTGATAATTTAAAGTGCTGTAATCTTCCTCACATAATACTCCAGATTCAACACACCTAAATGTGAACTGTCCTTCTACGTCACTTCCATTGTTAATGGTGCTAGAAATCATTTTCAACTTGGCCGCGCCAAGCTTATACAGACTAGATGAGTCAAAAACAGTGATATAAGAGCTACGCAAATCAACTGCAGCCCTTTCTACATCCTCGTCGATGCGTTTGCCATCTTCTTCATTGAAAACAATAGTTAACTCATGGCCAACTGGTAACGACGGGCGAGTGCCAACAATTGGCCAAGTCGCGGGCCAATAATCTCCTCTTCCCGTCATACTAATTCCAAGCAAATCCCTCTCTTCGCTGCCATCGTCGTCCCTATCTTCAACTTGCACCCTGATTGGCACAACGTCATATACGCCTAGTGACGTTGCAGTTGTAGGGGAAAACGCCTGGCTAAAGCCCTCTGGCCTTTGCAGTCCGGAAGTGTTTGCCTTGTAAACAGCGTCAGAAGGAACAATACCTTCCCTAGAAGGATCATCCGCGTTAAGCGGCTCTGGATACGTATTGTGAAGGAACGCAAGACGCCCACCTTCCGGCTGAGAATAAAGCCAGAAACGCTGAGACGGAATATCCCTTAACGGCGTTTGTCCAAAAGCAGTGCGACCGTAGCCAAATTCTTCAATGGGGCCAGCGCCTACAACGGTCAACATTTGCATGAACTGACGTGAGCCAAGGCTATGCACAGCAGACCAAACAAGCGAAGTGTTTACGCGAACACCACCCGCAGGATTCTCTGAAACATTGGTATAAACAAGATTAACCGGATCGCCGTAACGCGCTACCTCTTGAAAAGAATTAAAGCCATAGCGAGGAGCGAAGAAAAGATTGCGGCTGCGTCGCCCCATCGTTGCGCTGGGGGCTTCTGGCTTGGGAGCAAGTAGCGCTGCGCCAACTTGCGCCAATGTTCCAACAATGGTTAGAACCAATGCGATGGTTCCGGCCTCGTTCCTTACGTCGAAAACAGTACCTTCTTTATTGTCACGATAATTTAATCGTGCCAAATAAAATTGCCAGTATTCTTCTTCTGAAATTTGCAGAGCTTCAATCAGGGCTTTTTCGTAAGGAAGAAGCTTGCGCATTGCTATCTCGGCCTGAACCAATGAGCGTATGATAATACGCTTTCGTTGCATTCAATGCTAACGCTTCTCCCTCTGGGAGCTATGCAAAAGGCTCGCCCATTGGCAACTGTAATTAACGCTGCTTTCTCAACGCACATTCCCACGTCACCATTTTGCAGTGAGTCAATGGGAAGACAATTCTCCTTAAGCCATCGAAGTAATAGTCGGGCTGAAAAACTATCTTCGTTGTATTTTTTATACGCCCACGCAAAAGCTGGAGCGTAATCCTTCAGTCCAAGCCTGCGCCTAATGGTGCAGCAAAGCTGAAAGCAATCAGACTTGCCATTGCCATCATCTGGACTTGCGCCCCATTCATATTGCAAGCCAATTAGATCGTTCATCGCAGGCTAATTTCTGCGTTCAATGGCAAGAAGCCAACATTCTTAGACGAGAATGTTTGTCTTGGAAATGATGCGCCCACGCTATCCATTGCGCTCCTAAAGCGCAGTTCTACAGTGGTATCGTCAAAGGAAGCACCAACGCCCACATAAAACTCCTCGTATTCGGCAGTCTTGGTGTAGCTGTTGTAGTCAACGATGGAACCAGTTGTTGCCATCCACACGGTTTTTAAGGAAAGCTTGCTAAGGCGATTGCCTTCTCCGTTTTCAACGAGCGCAATGGTAAAAGCGCTATGCGGAAACAGTACGCGCAGCAAGCTATTTTCTCCATTCAAGGAAGACAACGCTCCTTCCACGCGAAACGGAGCGTGTCTATACGTTGGCGATGCGGTGCCTGGAATGGCCACTGTAGAAGCGCCAGTATTGAAGAAATAGTTTTGATAGTAATGCGACTGTCCGTTGGCGGTTTCGATGAAAAGAAAATGGGCAATGTGAACTGAGGTTTCCATTATCAAGCGCCAGAATAGTCAAGCTCGCCAATCAGCCTCACTGTAACAGTGCTTCGTCCATTGAACACGCTTTCCACTTGGGGAGGTTCAGCATATTCCCAGAGAATATTTGTAGGAGCTTGCACAACGCCTTTCAGCGTTGTGCTCATGCCAGAAAATACATCATCAGGAAGAGCGAAGCGGACGTAGCTGCCAAATTGACCATAGTAATGATCGAGGATGGCCTTTGTATTGGCGTCAGAAATATTTTCAAACTGAAGATCAATGGCATGACCAAATGACCGATTGCCAAACACTCTTTTGACAGTGGCTCCCGAAAGTCCACGATAAACTTTCGTGGGAAATTGCCCTGGAGAATAGGATCGTCCAGTTGGCCTAATGGAAGGGAATATTGCCATTAGCGGATACCAATACTAGAGCGAGTGGAGGGGCTTTGCTTAATTTTGTCGAGCGTCATTGACATGCCTCGTTGAGCACCGCCTGCAATGGAAGCGCGACGAGTTTCTGCCATTGCCTGCTCTAATTGTTCTCTGCTAACGTATTCTACGCCATTAATCTTAGTTGTTTCAAACTTCATGCTCAGAGAAGGCGCCTGAGGCATGCCAGGGGCGCCATTGCCCATAAGATCGCGAGCAGAACGTCCACCAAGTTGCACGGGAATGGAGCGACCATCTGGGAGGGGGACAACGGCTTCGTTGTACTTGCCTTCTCCAATGAGGCTAAGTGTGGGGCCAGTAACAATGCCGCCGTTCGCAAACGCAGGTGGCGCAAATGGCATAGATCCGGGTGCTCCACCTCCTCCAAGGCCTCCTGCATACTGACGTATTCCAGGAAGGCTGTCTGAAATACCTCCTCCGCTACCTGCTGGATTCCCGCCGCCTCCGCCAAGACCAGCAAACAGCTTTGCAATGCCAATAGCAATGTAAGTGGCAATCATCTGTGAAGCTGCTTGAGACAAAGCTTGACCCACGCTTTGCAAGAAGCTTGCAAATACTTCTTTAGCAGTGGCAGTGCCGGAAACGAGACTTGCTACGCCAGTAGTTAAAGCTTCGCCAAAAGCATTGCCAATGCCATAGATAGATTGTTTGATTGCTTCATTTCTGCTCTCAAGAAGAGTAAGTTGATTCTGTAATTCAGCGAAACGGGACGCTTCGTCTTGCGTGGCTCCACGACCAATTGCCTCTTTAAACCTATCGCTAGCGGGACCAATAAAACCAGCAGAAAGTCCCATGCCTCCCAGAGGAGTGGCGCGAGTGATTTCACCACGCAAAGTAGCTTCTGCACTTGATTGCTCAAGCTTCAGTCTTTCTCTTAGCAGTGGGATGTAAGCTTCAAGCCCCTGAGTGAGCTGCTTAATCTTTTCCACTTGAGAAGCATTTAGCTTATCTGCTTCTTCTTGCTTGATGATTCCATCTCTTACTAGTTTGTTGTTTTGCTCGATTTGAGCGTTGGCCATTTGCACGCCAAGAGCAGCTTTTTCTCTGGCTTCGCCAATTTTCTGCTCAGTTTCGAGAGCATCTCCGAACGCGCCGGATGAAATCAAATTAATACGATTTTGTAAGAGAGTATTTTCAAGCTTTTGCTGTTCCACTGGAACAATGGAGGCAGTATATTCTCGAATGAGAATATTAAGCTCTTGCTGCGCCTGAATATTTGCATATTTAGTGGCAAGATTTTCTTTTTCTTTCGCATTAATTGCCTCTTGACTTGCAAGCGCCGAGGCATAATCCTTCTTCGCTTCTGCTCTTATTCTTGAAGCAGGCACTCCAGCAGGCGCTGCACCAGTCGCTCCAGAGCGCGAGCTGGGATCGAGGTGCATTAATTGCGTGCCACGAGGCAGATTCCCAGAAATACCAGCGGCGCCACCGAGATTGCTCACTCCTGACAAGCCAACTGGCACTCGCGTCCCCTGCGGAACAAACACATCAATAGCCCCAATTCCACTCGCGTACGATTTATGCGAAGCAATGCCACGACGCACTAGCTGCTCCACTTGAGCTTGCTGCATTCCAGCGGTGAATTTTTGCCCGCTGCCTAATTCAGGCTTAACGCCTTGCTGCAGAAGCTTCATCACCACTTCAACAGTATCTTGAACCAATGCCTCTCGGTTCATGTTTTGGAAATGACCATGCACCCAGCCAGGAGCATTGAAAACTCTCCCAGTAGCGCCGAACATAGCGGCACCCCCGCCAGCACCGGAGTCTCCCGCTACATAAGCGCTTGCTCGCGCATCTGTTTCTGCTTTTACGGTTTCAATGCGAGCTTTGCGAATTGCTTCAATTCTGCGTATTTCAATCGCTTGAAGATCGCGCTGGAATTTTAGCTCTCTACTCATCCATTCATTCTGGCCAGCTTCAAGAAAATCATATTTTGCCTGTTGTAGATTCTTCCAATGGTCAAATTCCATTTCATTTAAACTTATGGCTTGCTGAGAGCTAATCTTCATTAAATCAGCTTCATACTTACGCTTATCATCAGCAAGCTTGCGGGCTTCTTCTGCGGCTTTTGCTAACGCTTTAGGATCGCTTTCCGCCGCTCCCGTGACGACTCCTTGCTGCTTAAGCTGCTGATTTTTCTTCTGTGCTTGACCAACAAGTGCTTGAGAACTATCAATAGCCTTATTGAATTCGGAAACATTTTTCGTGGCTAAATTATAAGCGTCCCGCAAGTCGCCTATTTTAACTTTATATCCGGCCCCGACTTTTCTCATTGAACTTTCTACTATAAGGCCTAGCGACATTAATTCTCCCGCCAATGCAGATGGGATTTCACGGTAAAAGCCATAAGTATGCTCGTCGCCAATTACTTTATCAAGCTCTCCTTTAAGTTTTTTATAAGTTTGCACTCGATCTTCCATGTTTCCGATTGCCTCCTTGACGCCTGCTACGTCGCCCATTTTTGCGGATGCCTTAGCAGCATCTTGCATTTGCCTGGATTGGCCAGACACTGATGCCATGGCATTCTGAAGTTCCACAAATTTTGCAATTAAAGCACTAATTGCAACAAGGGCAATCCCAATGACAGTCTTAATCATTACAGTTTGTACTGCTGTGCCAAACTGATACATTGCTACGGTCGTTTGCTGCGTGGCAACACGCATGCCAAGCGATACTTGCGCGTAAACAATGCCCTTCGCGATAAATTGAGAGATTGCAACTATAGCAGCACCAATAGCGCTTTTCGCAAGGAAATTAAAAGCAGTAGTCAGGATTAAAACTTGCGCATAAGTTGATGCGAGGTAGCCAACTATAGGAAGAGATAATAGTCTCCCAATCTGAATGGCAGCAGAGCCAAATACTCCAGCCATTAATCCTAATTGAGTGGCAACAATTGTAGCATTCTTAGCGATGCCGCTAATCACCGGCACAATTACTTGCAAGGCATTTGCAAATTTTTGAGCTTCTGGCGTAGCTGCTGTTTGCCCCTGAAAATAAGCATTTATGCCGGCTGTAATATTCTTTAGTGTACTAACCAAGGGTACTGCCACTTGATTTAGCACGCTAATGGCAGCAGGCTCAAAGCTTTCGTAAAAACTCTTGATTGCATTTTGCATGCGATTGATTGAACCTTGGAATGTTTTCGCAGCCCCTTCTGCGCCAGGTCCAAATTCTTTATTCATACCATCCGCTACGTTTTTCAAAAGTTTGCGCATTTCGCCGCCTTTGTACACGCCATCTTCAAGAGCTTTGTTGAATTTCTGAATGGCATCTGGACCTGTAAAGCCAGCAGCTTCAGCGAAAATACCCATTGCTCCTGGCAGTACATCGCCAAGCTGTCCCTTAAGCTCTTCGCTCATGACTTGGCCTTTGCTTGCCATTTGAGCAAAAGCATAATTTACACGATCAACTTTGTCTGCGCTTAAACCATAAGTGGCAGCAGCTTTTGTAATACCAAGAAATAGGTTTTGGATTTCGCCTGCAGCAAATCCGGCTGGCTCCATAGAAGCAAAAAGCTTCACAAAGCCATCACGAGCTGACTGCAACGGAATATTGTATTTTTCAACTGCCGCAAGAATAAATTCATTGGCGTCGCCCGCTTCTTCGGCGCTTCCAGTGACGCTATTCAATGTATTTCTGAAGCTTTGCAGTTGGCTAACCGCTTCTCCAACTTGCGCTGGAAAATTTTGAACAAATGCCAATAATTTGTACGCTTGACCAAAAAGCAATACCTGTTGTGTAGCAAAAGCAAATTCTCCACCAAGTTCACGAATGGCTCCTGCGCCAGGAAGATTAACGCCTCCCAATGCACGACCAAAGCCGCCCATCCCGCCCATTCCTCCTGCGCCGCCACCGCCTCCTCCAGGAGGCATGGCTCCACCACCGCCAAACATGCTGCTCTGAGCATTGATCGTCAACGGGCTTGATGGTCCCATCATTCCCGCACTTGGGAACATTCCCATTGACCCTCCCAGTCCACCGCCTCCCATTTGGTAAGCCATGCCGGGGATATTTTGCTGCACTGCTACGCCGGGAGCATTGAAAATAGGCAATGATTGCCCGCCTCCAATACCAAGCCCTCTGCGCTGTAGGAAAGCTTGGTTTAAAGCCCGATTCAATGCTTGTCCAGACATCCCAGTGGCAGCAGTTGGCACGCCTCCGAAGCCAATATCTGCAATTTGTCGATGTGCCAATGCAGGATTAGCTGCTTGATTTGCTAAAGCAGCGGCCATTTGCCTATAGTTCCCAGAAATACCAACTGGCGAAAGCATTGATACGCCAGGATTTATAAGTGCGCGACCAGTAAATAAAGAACCAGCGACTCCGCCTCCTGTCCCCAACGCGCCGCGAGACTGAGCTAATTGCTGCTCTAATAAGCTTAGTCGTCCGCCGGTTGCGCCTACTGGCGGCAATGCAGCTTGCATTGTTGGCGTAAAATATTGTCGACTTGGTACCGTTGCTCTTCCAGCAAAGGGATTCGGCTCATAAGGAGAATACGGGCCAATCGGAAGCTCTAACGCACGTCGAGCCCTATTCAGCATATAAGTGGCGGCTCTACTTAAGGGTGCATTTTCTTGGCCGACGCTAGGGGCCTGAAGAAGAGGAAGATTTGCTCTCTCAAGTTGTTCGCGCATTAAGCGAGTTCCGCTAGTTTGTCCTGCCGCAGGTAAAAGCTTTGCACTTGCGACGGGAGCCCTGCCTCCAAACATTTGTTCAGGGGATTGCGTTAATGCTCGACTAATAAGAGTGGTAATGCCACTGCCAATTTTCCCCATCCATGGATTGGAAGTATTTACAGTGCGGGTGTAATCTGAAAAACTTTCAGCAATGCTCTTCAAAAGAGGATCAAAAGCTTTTGCTCCTCCAAAGCCAGGAAGTCTGAATCCCTGCGCGCCATACTGCTCCCTAAATGCAGCCTGCCTATTGGCCGCGCCAATAAGATCAGTTGTGAGCCTGCTTTCAGGCATCATTCGCAGCATCCGCTGTGCTGCGCGAGGATTTTCTGTAAGATTTGCAATGCGATCCAACATCTGGTTGAGGTTGGGCATTGAACGAGCAGCGCTCGTTTGAGCTTGTCCACGAATTGGACGAAGCTTCATCTGTAAGTCTTTTAGATTGTCGAAAACGGCATCCGTGATACCATTGCTTTCTTCTACAAGCCTCTTAGCTTGTGCAACTAAATCCTTGCGACCGCCAGTTGGAGTGCCACCAAGATCACGAATAATTTTTTCAAGACCTGCTGTGTTATAGCCTCCTTTGCTCAATGAAGCTTTTTCAAGACGAGATAAAATTGCTTGCTTTGCAATATTTTCTTGAGCTTTTTGGATGCCAAATGCACGCCCCGAAAGGCCTCCTCGTAATACCTCTTCGATTTGAGATATTGCTTCTCGACCTTGTGCTACTCCACCCCCTCCGCGAGTTGCTTTAAGCTTTCCGCTAAGCTCTCCAAGTTTTCTGGCGAGAGTATCTGCTTTTGCTATTTCAGCGGATAAATTTGTTTCGACAGTTAGCCTGTAATTTCTCCGTCGAATATTTGCGCCAAGAGCATTAAGCTCATTTTGCACAGAGCGCCGATCAAACTGCACTCTTACGGGAAGATTATATCCAGCCGCAGCTTGTCCAAGTCCTGCTAATTGTTGCCTAAAAAATCCCAAGTCAAGACTTACCTTAAGCTTCAGTTCGGCGTCTTGAGCTGCCATTTTAATTTTCGCTTACTTTCTCTTCATTCTATAATCATTGCTCTTGATTGCGCCCGGCAAAAGCCTTCATCTCATCAGCAAGCAATGCAATAACACGCCCGTCCATTCTTCTCGTCTTCATTAAACGCTGCAGAACAATCAAGCTTGCATCTGTCACGCCATCTTCTTTCTTGAGCTGCTTGGTATCAAACGGCAAGAAATCCTCAGGCTTCACTTTGCTCTTTCTCCCCGCCATCATTCCTGCTGCCATTGTGCCAAGTTTGGCTACGGCAACACTCGCAACATTGTATTTTGCGATGTCATGACGGTCAAGATATTTAAGCGCACGCTTAACATCATCAAGCTTCTGGAGGCCAAAATTTTTAGCGCTCCATCGCTCGTCTTTAAAGTCAGAAGCTGAGAGCCTGAAATAGATTTCGTTCCAATCCGTCAGGCTCTTAAGCTGCTTCCTGGCTTGCGCTTCAAGCTTTTCTGCTACTGAGGAGAATTCCTCTTCGCTGCCTTTTTTGCTTCTACGGCCTCCTGCGTCTCAGCATTTTGCTCTTCAGCAATAAACTCAACCACTTTTGCAATGGCTTTACGCGGAAGATTCTTAGTGTCTTCAATTTCCCAGTCAGGAAGATCCTGCCATTCACCATCAATGAGGCCCTGTCCACGAGAGCGAATGAAAGCAGTGACCATGCGAGCATTAGTGGCTTCCACCGACGATCCGCTGGTAATCATGCTCAGCGTCTCCTCTGTGAACTCAGACAGCAGCTCAGCTTCTGAAATGGAGCCACCGCCCTGCAGCAGCGCAAAGGCCTCATCTAGAGGAATCTCACGCGAGGCAGCAATGCGCTTTGCGAGCTGAACGGCACGAATGGTAGCTTGACTTTGCAGCTTGCTGATCTCCTCCTGTTCAATGGATTCAGCAACAAGCCAACTGCCATATTTCTTCAGGCGGATTTCAGGCAGCAGCTCGAAATAGCCTTCAGTCTTGGTTTGAACTAGGAAGCTGTATTTGCTCATGATCGAGAATGTTTAACAATGCGTTGAATACCTTCACTCGCTCATGAGAAGAGCGAAATTCTGGCGGCACTTCAATCAGCATTGAATGATTTTCGTTGCTTATTCTAATCGTCGTTTCCCTGCAAGAAACAAGACAAAGGATGCCCACTTCTAAAGCCGCGCCATCAACCAAGCAATTGATGGCATGCACCGTATTGTCATCGCTCCATAGATAATCAATTCTCATCTCAATGCAGTGCGGATACGCGCTCGAAGCTCTTTGCTTACATTACTGCCATTGAACAGATCTCGCTGCTGAAATATGTCTGTCCATGGCCGTGGAGTGAGATTAGTGCTGAGTCCTTCGTGGACATACCAAGCATATCCTCTTCCGCTATCGTTTTTAGCATCCCAGTTCCATGAGGCAGTGACATCTACACTTCCTCGGGAGATAGAGAAGCTATCGCGACCACTCCTGTAAAGCTCTCCTAAGTCAAAAATATTACGAGGGCTTCCAACTGTTTCACCATTTTTTCTTTCTGTCTCACCGTCGTAAGACCATTTGTCTTCTAAAAACTGATCACGAAAGTAATCATTCACATCAAATTGAGTCCAAGTCTCAAAAGCTTTTGCAAGCTTTTGTTCAAGCTTTTGTGGATTAATAAATTCTCCACCAACAATCGTTCCGCTCATGGTGCAATTAGATTACGAAGAATTAAATCAGGAACTAGAAAGCGGCACCGCTCATACGCGATGTCATCGCCAGGAAAGTATCTTTGCGTAGCGTCAGGAAATCTTCGCACCATTCTGTCCATTGCCAATGCAAGCGTATTGGAGCTTGGCGTGTATTGCACCAAAATTACTTCCCATACTTGCGTCACTTTTACAGTGCCTCCCAAGGGAGAGCTTGGTACAAGCTCGGGAAACTCCCGCATTGTTACTTCCAAGCCCTTCACTTTCCATTCCTTTGGCACGCTTTGCCTGCCCACTACATACACAGCAGGAAGCGTTGAATTATTTGGCAGCGTATAAGTGCCAATAAGATTAGGTGATGCAGAAAGCAGCTCAGTAACTGTCTCGCGCAGTTGTGAAATGTTCATTAAAAAGCCTGTCCCCTTAGGGACAGGCTAGCGAAGATTCAATAAAAGAATCAGGAATTAGGAGCAGTCGGGATGATGCTGCCAGTTTCAGAAGCATTCTGGTGGATACCAATACGACCACGGCTGGTCAGATCGAACGTCACTTCCACGAGATTATCAGCAGGATAGCTCTCGTTGTAGTTCATCACGCAAGCAACAAATGCCACGCGATCATAGTAGTAAGTATTGCCAGAAGCGCCAAGCTGCTTGTTGATTTCCACGTACACTTCGTGGTTCTTGTCGTAACGACTGGCGCTCACCACTTGGAAAGCTTCGTCAAAGCTGTTCGGCAGGAACACGGTGCCGTCAACATCCTTTTGGAAGTAGGAAGTGATCGAGGCAGTAGCTTGGCTGGTAGTAATCACGCTATCAGCGAAACCGCCGCCACCCAGCAGGTAGAATTCCTGATTGCCATCGTTGAAGGCAACAGAAGCAGTGGTAGCTGCTTGCAGAGTGTAGAGAGTGGGGGCGCCGCTAACAGTGAAAGTAGCACCGCTTTGAGTGATAACAGGACGAGAGGTGCCGCCAATGGAGCCCACGCGGACAATCACGTCCTGGCTCTTCACTAGCTCAGTGGGATGGTAGAGCATGAGAAATTCCTCAATGGAAGAAGAGAATTAAGCGTTGTCCACGCTTCCTTTGCCAATCAGTCTAAAAATTCCCCTGACTGGCGTGCCTAAGAACTGCCAATAGTGAATAGCAATTTGTTCATTCGGCAACAGTTCAAACCTTCCTTCTCTTCCATTGATCGTTGCCTGAGCACTATCTCCAACGGTTACACCAGACAAAGTAAGAGGACTGGTCATCCTGCCTTCCATGTAGACGGCAGTCAGATCAGCCCCCAGTAGTTGGTCGTACCGTGGATTTTGTTTCTGCTTCAACGTGGCATAGAAAGTAATACCAGTAGCCGCAGGCACGTAGTTGCCAGTTTCATTGTCAAGCACATAGCCCGAAGCCACATTAAACACCAAAGTGGCATTTGCAAGTGGCTCCAGAAAATTGCTCACACCACAAACCCAACAGAAGAAAGAGGAAGATTGTTGGTCATTCGTTTGAACTCCTGACCATATTGAGTGGCGTCAAGCCCCTCACCATATACCTTGCCGTCAGTGGCACCAATTTGAATGCCCATTTGAGCAAGTTGAATGGCAATGATATGAGCAGCAAGGAATTTGACTGCTCTATCAGTTTGATCCCCAAACACATCACTAGAAGCATCGTAAGAAGCTTCTGCAATGGCACCATTGACAATGCCAGAAGGATGTGGACTGAATTCAGGGAAGCGCTCAAGAAAGCTTGCGTAGGTGACTGCCATAATCAGGCTTTCCCAATGCGAATGGCTTCAACGCGCTTTGCAATGGCATTCCTTACGCGAATGCGCCCTTCGATCTTCTTCCAATCTGCCAGACGATCTGGATCATGGATGAGTTCAATGGCGCGAATGGCTTGCGTAAGGGGAAGTTCGCTAAGGCTTTGAACATTTTCAGGCAGGTCTTCTACCATCACTTGTTCTTTCATTTCTTCAATGGCACCAATAG